TGCAGCACGAAATTACCCTCCCTGTGCTCGATCTGAGCCCGCAGGAAGGGGCCGTAATCAGCAGCGCCATCCTGCTGGTGTGGGCTGTGGCGTGGGCCTTCCGGGTCCTCATCCAGACCATTAAATCTTCCGATGGAAACCAACCCAATGAGGACTGAAAAATGAACCGCTTCAACGCACAAACCCGCCGCTTTGCCACTGCTGCCGCAGTCGGTGCCCTGGCCCTCGCCAACAACGCACACGCCGCCATCGACGTGACCGGCGTGGTCTCCGAGATCAACGACACCATCGCGCCCATCGGCCTGATCGGTGCCGCTGTGCTGCTGGTCGTGGTGGCCGTCGCGGCCTTCAAGTGGGTGCGCCGCGCTATCAGCTAAGCGCTAGCTGCATGTGCTCCCTGACCGGCCGGCAGGGGCCTTGCAAAAGTCCACGCGGTGGGCTTCTTCAAGGTGAAAGCAAATGGGCCTACTCGTCATCGTCGCAACTCTGGGGGCCGCATGGCTAATCTTCTCCGCCTGATCATTGCCGCGCTCTGTGCCTTTGTCTTGTGGCCGCTGCATGCCGCTGTCTCGCCCGTCGAGCAGTGGACTCCCTCATATGGCCCTGGCACTGCCTCTAGCGCATCAGCCGCCTGTGCGATGGCCCTCCAGTATCTCAACACCAACTCACCCAACCTTGTGCGCACGTTGAGCGGTGGTGTTTCTCTAGACGCATCTGGCACTGTGGCTACGTGCCCGTTTACCGCAGTGAATCCAGCAAACCCAGGCGGCACTACATATCAAGGTTCTGTGGGTGCAACTAAAGCCGGTAGCTCTTGCCCTGGAAACTCCACCGCAGACGCCGAAGGCAAGTGCCAATGCAACGCCCCCGACTTCGTAGAAAAAGACGGCCAGTGCAAGCCCAAAAACCCATGCCCCGCAGGCCAGCACGAAGAAGGCGGCGCCTGTGTGCCCGACGACTGCGGGAAAGATGAAATCCGCGTCAATGGCGTGTGCGTCAAAGAGCCACCGTGTGAGCCCGGCTACACCCGCATCAACGGCGTGTGCAAAAAGAACGGTTGCAAGCCCGGAAAGGATGTTGGTGAAAGATTCACCAACGGCAACACCACCACCTATAGCTGCGAAGACGGATGCACGGTAAAGACCAATCCGTCTATTTGCGTCACTTGGGAAGGTAAGACCGAGTGCACCGGCACCGGTCGCCAGACCGGCTCCACATGCACCCCCGGCGCTGATAGCGGCCCCAATCCAGACCCGGGAACCAACCCCGGCACAGACCCCGGTACAGGCCCCGGAACCAACCCTGGTACGGGTCCAGGCACCGGCCCCGGAACCGGTCCCGGAACAGGCCCTGGCACGGGTCCAGGCACCGGCCCTGGAACTGGCCCCGGTACCGGCCCTGGTACCGGCCCTGGTACCGGTCCAGGCACAGGCCCGGGCACCGGTCCCGGAACAGGCCCAGGCGGTGGGGGTACTGGCCCCGGTGGTGGCACCAATCCCGGCGAAGGCCCGGACTTCCCAGAGCCCGAACCCGAAGACCCAGACGCCGAAGGCAAATGCCCTGATGGCTACCACATGAGCAATGGGTGGTGCATCAAGAATCCAGAGCCGCCAGACGGTGATGGTGGATGCCCTCCCGGCACCGTTCGCATCAATGGGGCCTGCCACTACACGGAACCCCCACGCCCTGGCCCTGGTGCTCCCGGTGGCCCTGGCAATGGGGGCGGCGATGGTGATGGTGATGGGGACGGCGAGTCAGGATTCGGTGGCTCCTGCATGTCTGGCTTTGCCTGCGAAGGCGATGCGATCCAGTGCGCCATTGCCAAAGAACAGCACCGCCGCGCATGCAAGCTCTTCGACGACAAGAGCGCGGAGTCGGACCTCTACGACAAGGAAAAAGGCAAACAAGGCGAGCAGACAAAAGACCTGCCCGGCAACAAAGAGGAAAGCATGGCCAACCGCATCAGCACCGCTGACGCCTTCGGTTCAGGCCAGTGCATCCAAGACCTGAGCGTTGTTGTCGCCGGTCATTCAATCTCGCTCCCTATGAGCAAGATTTGTCCAAGCCTCGCCATCATCGGAAACATCATGGTCGCGGTGTCTCTGCTGCTCGCCATTCGCATCGTTGGAAGGGGGTAACCCATGCCGGTATTCATCGCAGCTTTGGGCGGCATGCTCATCAATCTGGTGGGCTCTCTGGTCGGTCGTGTGTTGGTCGCCCTCGGTATGGCCGTCATCACCTACACCGGCATGAACGCAAGCCTTGAGGCCCTCAAAACGCAGGCCATACAGAGCTTTGCGGGCCTTCCTCCCGAAGTGTTCGGCATGCTCGCCACCATGAAAGTCGGCGTGGCAATCAGCATCGTCACAAGCGCCATCGCGGCTCGCTTGCTGCTCGATGGCCTGACCTCCGACACCTTCAAACGCTTCGTGCTCAAGTAGCCCATGCTGTACCTCATCAGCGGCGCCAATGGCGCAGGAAAGACTCTGAACACCCTCAAGTGGGTACGTGAACGCCAGCTCAAAGAAAACCGCCCCGTGTGCCATAACGGGCGCTTCGAACCCGTGCCCGGTGGCGAGTTGGACGGCTGGAAAAAAATCGACTTCAAGGACTGGCAGGCAGAGCCCGATGGAACGATCTTCCTGATCGACGAGGCGCACAACGATCTGCCCAACAGGCCCGCAGGCTCCACCGTGCCCGAAGCCGTCAAGATGCTGGCAGAACACCGCAGGCGCGGCTTTGACTTCTACATGGTCACCCAGCACCCGCAGAACATCGACAGTTTTGTGCGCCGCCTGATCGGCCCGCCTGGATGGCACCGCCACTTGAAGCGCTCCTTCGGCGTCGATATGGTCAGCGTGTTGGAGTGGTCCGCCGTCAATCCCAACTGCGAAAAAGACGGCAGTGGCAAGACCGGCACAGTCACCATGCAAGCCTTCCCCAAGGAGGTTTACAGCTGGTACAAAAGCGCCAGCCTGCACACCGGCAAAAAGAAGCTGCCCGCAAAGCTCTGGGTGTTCCTGGCCTGCGTCCTGCTCATCCCGCTGTTGATCTGGCTCGCCGGTTCCAAGCTCTTGACCAAGACCGAAGCGAAGGCCGCCACCAAGCCCGCCAGCCAGGTCGAAACCATCGCCGCAGCACCGCAGGCAGTAGCCGCAAAGCTCACTCCAGAGCAATACATCGAACAGCGCTCACCGCGCCTGAGAGACTTCCCGCACACGGCTCCGGCCTACGACGAAGTGACAAAGCCCACCGTGGCCCCGTACCCTGCCGCGTGCATCACCATGGGCAAAACCTGCAAGTGCTACACCCAGCAGGCCACGCTGATGCAAGTGAGCGGCCCTGTGTGCCTACAGATCGTTGCCCAAGGCTTCTTTGTGGACTGGCAACAGCAAGCCCAGCAGCCCGCCCAACAGGCCCCGCAAATGCTCCCGCAACAGGTCCGTATGCAGCCCATGCAAGCAATGCAGCCACCGCCCCAGCAGGTGCACAGCGTACCCATGCCGCCCCCGCAGTTACAGCAACCTGGTCAGATCACCCAAGCCGACATACCCCAGGCGCTGGGCATCAGAAACCCCGCCTTCAACGTCCACCCACACAACAGCGGCAACCAAGGCGGGTAACGCTCCTTTCATCCCTTTTGAGAGACAAGCGGGGCCCCGAGAACGGAGCCCTTGTGGCGCAGTGGTGGGGTCGGGGTATGGGGTGAGAAACCCCATGTAAGACCGATATGCAACCCGTGCCATATCCACACCGGCGATACACTGTTTTACAGGAGGGAGAACATGCACAGGCGTTCGTACCAGACAGAGGGCGAAGGGTCGTTTCTGTCGGACATCATCAAGATTGCAATCGGTGTATTCATCGGCGGGCTTGCCGCCGCTTTCACATACGAAGCCATCCTGGCGCTGAGGGCAGAGATCGCATTGCGCAAAGTGCAAGAGGAAATCAAAGCGCAGACGGATCGCATAGAAAAACAGGACGCCCGCCGCCGCCAAGTTGAGGCCGAAGCCCGCGATGCAGCAGAGCGCGAAGCCGAACAATTGCGCTCCGCCAGAGCCCTTGCAAACCGCCTCGAAACAGAACGCCAACAACGCAAAGATGCCGCTTGGGCCAAGTTCTATCAGCCCTCTCCAAGCTGCAAGATCGACCCAGGCACAACCGCATGCGCTAACGAGCACATGATCGCCCGGAAGCGTTTTGAAGGCCAGTACGTAGACCGTTGACCACCTACGGCTACGCGCGCGTTTCGACCACCGAGCAAAACACCGCCGTCCAGCTCGCGGCATTCAAACGCGCAGGAATCAAACACGTTGTGCAGGAAAAGCGCAGCGGTGTCGCGCAACGCCCTGAGCTGCAAAGCCTCCTTGCTCGCTTGCGCCCTGGTGATGTTCTTGTGGTCTACAAGCTGGACCGCCTGTCCCGCAGCCTGCGCGATCTTCTCCGTCTACTAGAAACCCTTGAGCAAGGTGGCGTCACGTTTCGCAGCCTCACGGAATCCATCGACACCAGCAGCCCAGCGGGCCGCATGTTCTGCCACATGCTGGGCGCCTTCGCTGAGTTCGAACGGGCCATGATTCGTGAGCGCTGCGCCGCTGGATTTGAAGCTGCAAAGGCAAGGGGCCAGACGTTTGGAAGAGCCCGCTCTATGCCCGAAAAGACCGAAGCCAAACTGGTGCGAATGTACCTCTCGGGCAAGTACACCATGCAGGCCTTGGCCGATCACTTCGGTGTCCACACTTCAAGTGTCAAGCG